ACCCCATATGTAATCTGGATAGAAACCTTTTTTTGTTTGAACGAGTTTCATTCTAAGATCAAAATTAGTCAACTCAGAATCTTCTAAAGTTGCTATGGAATGTAGAAATACATACCTAAGAATAGGATGGTATGCGTATTCCTGATTTACAAACATTCCTAAGTATAGCTCTCCCTGGGAGCAAACTGCTATTAGTTCTCCTGGTTTATATTCATATTTCATAATGGTTTAAATAAAATAGCCCCAACTATTTTGTCGGGGCTATCAATTCAAGAATTTGTTTAACTGTCTCCAAGCATTGCTTTTGATTTCTTGGGACAAAAAGTGCGGGTGGGTCATCTCCTTCCATTAATTTCTGTCTAAACATCTTCCACTTTAAAGGAAATCTTTCATTTGCATATCCCTTGCATTCAATTATCCATCTTGGTTTAGGCTGATGAGAATCCACAAAATCTGGAGTGTAGGTAATGTCTCGTACTTTGTGAGTGTGTTTATCTTTAAACCCTGTCTTACCATTGTCTTCCCAACATTGGTTAGGGTAATGAAATCCTTCTAATAGAACATACTTGTGCTTTTCATAATCACAAGATATTCCAGCTTCTTTCAACTTCCTATAACAAAAAGCTTCGAGTAAAGACCTGAATTTAATCCCGTCTACCTCTTTACTTTTAGCTTTAATTTTACTTCGATTAGTTCTTTTCTTTGGGGTATTCCTCATTCCAGTACGTTTACCTCTCCTCATTTTACAAACTTGATTTTAAAAACCTTTCAGCCGCTTCAATTCCATGATTCTTTATCATGTCAGATATGTCTTTCGATTTATATTCATCTGGGATTACCAGATTTTCTAAACCATAAGTTTCACATATCTTATTAGCCATTAACTGACCATTATTATCTTCTTTATGGAAGTCGTTATCATAAAGAACAATAATTCTTTTGAAGCGTTTCTTAAGATCAGATATCAACGTTTCTTTTGGCATGTGCATTTCGCTTTGTAAAGCGAAGGCTTTATAACCAAGCACCTCCAAACACATGACATCCTTGAGGGAACTTGTAAGAAGTATAACTTCACCTGTTTTAGGAAGATGACTATACCCTTCCATACATTCCCCAGAAATACTACTCCACCATTTATACTCTTTTTCATACGGACAATAAATTTTGCACCCGCATTCGTAATGATAAATATAACTCGGAGTGTCACATTTGAAACGTTTCTCATCTAACCAAAAGTATTGAATAGGTCTTACATCAAAAGTACGTAAAACTTTTTGAGGTATACCAAATTGATTCCAGAACTCTTTATCTCTCAAGTCCCATTTTCTGTACTTGACTCTGATTTTTGGGGGTGTTTTTTCTCGTATTTCTTTGACTTTTTCTTGTCCAAAAGTACGAGCACTTGAAACACGGTTTCTTTCACCAGCCAGATTAAGCCCAAAATCATTAGAAATGATCTTAAGAGCATCAACGTATCCGACTCCAAACTTAAACATAACATAACTAAAACAATTAAATGTGTGTTCAGGATACCCAAAGTCTTTGTATAAAAGACTTCCTTTTATCATAGCTATTGAAGCACTTGGGTGAGAATCTTTGCGTAATTCAGAGCAAAACTTTTTTTCAATCTCTTTGAAGGGAGTACAGTAATGCATAAAGATGTCGTATTCGGTTATCTTCTGAAGTATAACTTTAGAATGTAAATACTCATCACTTTTTCTTATCTGAATCATAGGTGCAAAAATAAATAAAAGGGTCAGGAACTTAATCCTGACCCTTCTACTATGACACATTAAAAAGGATTTGTTACCACAAATCGCTTTCGTCTTCAGCACTCTCTTTTGGAGCAGTCTCATCTGCTGTGACTACGGAAGGAGAGTAACGCTGCAACGCAAGATCTGGATTGAACTCAGCATTGAAAGAACCATAGTCCCCATTGAGTTCTTTCACAAACAGATCATCACGCTTTGGCTTTAGGCGTCCAAAATGCTTAGTGTACACCTGCTGATATTTTCCATCCTTCACACCTAATAGGACTCGAAGTTTGTTATCTTTAAGAACATCAACTAATTGTTTCAGCTCAGTTACATTTCCCTTTACAATTTCATCTATAGATTCGAGGTAGCATTCCCCGTCGTTAGCTACGTTTGCCCAAGCTTTCAAGAATGAAAGAAGGACATCTTCCCCAACATAAGCTTCACGTACGCCATCTGGTTTATACCAGTCGTACTTTTCTGAAGGATCACTTTCTGCCCATGTGATTTGAGCGAAGTTATTTGTGAACATTTTTTTATCTCCAGCCTTGCTCACACGTATTTTAGGCTGTACAAGAATTTCTACACGAGTTAGAAATTCAGGTTCGTGATGTTTAACCCAGAAGGTTACTTTGTTGAAGTCTTGGTCAGAAAAGCTTACTGAATACTCAGGTTCACTCTTCATTTTAATCCCAAGTTCCTCGAGTTCTACAAGGCTTGGATTGACTGCGACTACACTTACAGGAGCTACACCTGTAAATAAGGGGACTCCCCCAACTACTTCTTCTTCTGAGTTGTTAGCTGATACTGCCATTAGATTAAATCATTTTCAGGGGTTGTGTTTTCATTTTCTGATCTCCCATCCTTGTAAGAGTCTTCAGCATCTTTGATCGCATCTTCAAGATTTGTTTGAGAACCATCTTCGGTATCGTCAACAAGTTTAAAACTTAAAGTTTTAACTTTGTTTTTCTTGACACGCTTACCCTTCAGTGCCGGGTGCTGAAACATAATCTTGACCTCAGAATCTTTGAGGTTGTACTTCTCTGCAATTCCTTTGCGGTCAATCCCATTCTCAAGATCTTCAATGATTTGAGATGTGGTAATTACTTCAGGAGTTTCCTGCTCTGTTGGCTCTTCAACATTAGGATGATTTTCTACTTTCGCTTCAATCATAAGTTTAAAAATTAATCAATGAAAATTTTGCTCCAGTCAAGTTCCATAACTTGACCTTTTAAATGATCGCATCTTGATCCTGCATTAATGTCTCCTGCAGAATCAAAACTGATCATTGTTTTCTCGTTCTCTCTGAACACATACCCAATGGCATCTGCGTTGGCACAAGTAATACCTCTGATCTTACCAGTCAAATCAAGGTCTTTAGAAGATACTTCTTTACCTTTCTTTTCAATGACTTTATCTTTAAGATGCCCAACTAAGATGACGTGATCAGCAAGTTTGTTTAACCTGTCTAACCATTTCTTGTATGCCATCCTAAGGTAGAGATACCCTGCACCATTAGGGAGACTAAGTACAGACAAGCCTTTATTTTCTTTATCAAAGTTTTTACCCATAGGGGTATTTTGATAAAGAATTTTAGCTTCTGCTTCGCACCATACCTCGAGTTGAGTTACAGTGTCAATAGCAATGTACTTATAAGGTTTGCCATCATCAATAATTGCTTTCCCAATCTTAGAGAGTTCTTTAATGTTGTCGGCTTTAATCTTTAAAGCCTCCACCATATCTGAACCATCCTCTAAGTCTATGATCAAACAATCGTCGAGTTTAGCGAGCGCTGTGGTCTTCCCAATCTTTGGGGGACCATACAATACTAAGTTCTTAGGCGACTTTCTAAGAACTTTTACTTTGCCTTTAGGTAATTCCATGCATTATTTAGGTCTTTCATGAATTGTAAATGTAGATAGGTCTGTTTGGAAAGGGATCATACCAAGCAAACCGTCTCTGTTCTTTTCGATGTGTACAGCCAATAATCCTATAGGATCTTCACCACAATAAGTTTCAGTAATCCCATATAAATCATAAGGCCGTTGTAACATCATAACTACGTGAGCATCTTGACCAATAGAATCTCCCCCAAACAAATCTGTAAGGAGTGGTTGGTATTGATTCTTAGCCCTGTGCTCTTGCTCGATATTCCTGTTCAGTTGAGATAACAGAATTGTTATACTCCCCATCTTAGCCTGCATCCACATACACCCTTTAGATAAAGTGTTTAGTTTTTGCAGCTCTTGTTCTTCTCTTCCTTTGACAAGGCGAGAGTGGTCAATGAGATTAATTACGAGCTTTTTCGGGTTTCGTAAAAATACTTTCTCATTGATGCTCTTTATTCCTTCGATGTCTTGAGGAATGGAACAAAAGTAAATAGGGTAGTCTTTGTACTTTTCTGTTTGTTCTACGTAACTTTTGAACTTTTCTTCTGATAGTCTTTCTTCAACGGATAGCAATTCAAATGTTTGGAGTTTGGTGTCTTTTGATCCAGCACGAAGAATTTGCTGTTCTCCAGGCATCTCAAAACTCCAATAGATAACTGCTACATCCATTTTAGATTTGCTTAAATCCAGAATGTCAAAGATCATTTGGTTACTAAAAGCACTTTTCCCAACCCCAGGTCTACCAGCAATAACATACATCTTGCCGGGCAATAAACCCCCCATGAGATTCTTGTTCAACCGATCCCATTTTGTTGGGAGAACAATCCTCTCACCTTTCATTCCAGCACGTACTTGTCTTATAGATGATTCTACAGACTTAGATATGTGCTTGAGTTTAGGAAGTTTAAAGTCGTCGTGTGATTCTCCGCGTTGGTCCGGAGTCTGCTGATTCTTCTGCATCGAGTCCTATGTATTTTTCCCAAGTATGATTATTAACCCATGTAGAGAGTTGCTGCATATACCCAAGATTGTCTCCTTTCTTGCGTATTTCTAACTCTGTTTTTAAGGCTTCAATTACTTGAGCATGTTTTGATGCGTCTCCTTTAATGTACTTTTCGTACTTAATGCGAGGCTTTTCATTGGTTTTTGCATCAGGATCGTGAGCCCTTAACACTCTAATACTCCCATCTTTAGTTCTCACCTTAAGAGGAAAATAGGAGAGAAGTTCACTCCACATACTCGAAAAGGGGGACTCGATTAAATCAAGAAACTCTTTTCTAATTGTGTGATGACTCTCTCCTATTTTTAGGTAGCCTTTGGTTTGCAGCTTTTCTAAGTCGATTTGCAGGTCGACTTTCAAATCAAGGTCTACTAGAGTATCATTGGCTTTTTTACAACTCAGATACAAATATAGGTACTCGTCTGCAGATATCCCAAGCTTTTTTAGAATATCTGTATCAATCTCTAATACCATCAAATTCAATTTTATAATCTGTGTTGATTCTGATTACAAAGGCTTTCTTACCAGATAAAGAAATCTCAGTAACATTCTCAGGATCAATATCTTCACCTACAAGAATGTCTTTGGTTCCTCTCATCATCGAATAATACTTACCAATAATCCCACAAGGAGTCCTATCCAAGTCCCGAGCAATAATGAAAGCAGAGTTAATTCCGTTCCATCTACGGAGTATTTCTCTTTCATCTTCAAGGCTATAGCTTTGATTAAATTTTGACATCGTCTATTGATTTTACCCATTTAACATTTGATATCTTTTTAACTGCACTTGTCAACCATTTCTCTTCTTGAGAATCTTTGATGTACAGTATGTAGATTTTCCCTACCTTATCTTCACTTAACCTCAGCAATCTACCTATACGTTGAATCATTGGGAGAGCTTTAGAGTCTAACCCAGCTACAATCCCAAGCTCAGAGTCAGGAACATCAAACCCTTGATTGAGGGCTTTAGTAGAGCACAGAATTTTACTCTTGTTTTCTTTGTACTCTTCTAAAATTTGTTCTCTTTTCTTTTTGCTCTTACCGCTATGGTAAGACAATCCCTGCAGAGTTTCTGCCATTGTATCTGTGAACTCATTAGTTCCAGAAAATACAAGTGTCTTAGCATCCTTATGTTTTTCTACAATGCTTTTAGCTATTGTAAGTTTGTTCTTAGCTTTCTGAACAACAGTCTTACGATCTCTAATAGCTTTGTAGAACATAGCAGCAGCTGCTTTGTCTCCTTGCATTTTCCCATTTAGAATCTTAGATGCATTTTCAAAAGCATCAAACTGCCCAAGTCTGTATTTAGTATGGACAAAAAGGTTATTTGCTTTTTTATATGCAGCTGATTCTTCTTCAGTCAGTGTAACAGGGATACAGTATACTTCATAAGGAGCAACTAATCCTTTCGCTACACACTCGTCAAGAGTAATTGTATATACTGGACGTGCTATGTTTACAAGCACTTCTAAGTATTCAGGTTCCTCAGGTAGTGTAGCTGTTACACACAATAACTTATCATAGCTATTGTTGTCAAATACTTTACGGTAGATGGGACTCAACCCTAGATGAACTTCGTCGCAGGCAATAACATCAAAATGCTCTCTTTTAAGTTTATGTGCTGATTGGTAGCACATAATATTGATTCGATCTAAGACATCATCGTATCCCCACTTCTTAAATTCTTCTTCAAGTTGGTCCTGTAGTTGAACTGTTGGGGTAAGTACTAAAGCTGTAGCTTCAGTATCTTTTCTTAGGCAGTACCCAACACCCAAAACAATAACACGAGACTTACCAAAACCAGTGCCTGCAATGACGCTACCAACAAAATTGTTAGCAGCCCATTTATTAAGCGCTTTCTTTTGTTCCTTATCTTTAATTTCATGAACTTCCATTTTCGAGTATTTTAATTATCTCTTTGTATACCTCTTCTTCTTCTGGATATACATCTAATTCTCCTTCAAGTTTTTTAACTCCGGAATAAATAGTACCGTGATTCTTTTTCAACCGTTCTGCAATGCTAACTTTCCTAAGCCCATAATATTTATGTGCAAGAAAGTATATCCAATGTCTAGGTCTTACTGCTTCAGGTTTATTTGAACTTGTAAGTACATATGCAGGTTCAGTTTTAAAGTACTTGCAGACTGCATGTACTACTTTTTGCATGATTTCATCTTCATCATTGAAGACGAACAAGTCTCTTATGTATTTAGATTGAGTTGCTGGGTAAAGTCCTGGGTAGACTTTATCATTCATCTTTGATAAATACTCCGTCTTCTGTTTTCCCAGTTCTGTTTTTGATTTCTTCCCAGGCTTTCACTAAGCAATCTTTAGGGTCTTGATCAAGTTGTTTTGCAAGAATTATCAAAGTCACAAAGCTATCCCCAATCCCATCTATGATAGCTTCTTCATCTTTTCTTGCCATTCCTGCAGCAACTTCCCCAATTTCTTCCACAACTTTCAACATTTGAAAGTGTGCATTTTCTTTGTGCAAGAGATCTTTGTCTTCTGCCCAGCCAACTACTCTTGCTATCAGCTGGTCCATATCTAAATAACTCATAAAAGTTTAAATTAAATTTGTAAACAGATATGTTGTCTTTAACAAATAAAAGACAACATATCTATTGCTCGAACCATTCGGCAACCGTATTTGGAGAGTAACCTAACGCCAGCGCTCCCTGTTCGCAAAGTTCGTAGTACGAGTCAAGAGTGTGTGTCGGATTTTTCGTTTCAAGAGAAACAATCATGTATTCGTTTTCGATGGTAATCTTTAGATTCTTTGACATATAAATTGACGTTTTAAGGTGTTATTGTATGAGATAGCATACAGTAACGTGGATGCGGGCGGTTAGTGGCGGGGTTATCGTTCACACCTCCGCTTAATCTCCTCCTCGGTCAACCACTCGTCGCCTATTTTGTACTCGATGGTGGTAACGTTAATTAATTGAGAGACAGTATTTTGTTCTATGTACCATAACCCGCCTATGTTGTTTACATAGCCGTGCAACCACACTTTATTTTTGGGATTCCATTTCGCTCGTGCTTTCATTCTACTGGTCATTTTAGCCCCGTTCGGGGCGGTTTGGTTGGTTTAGTGGTCATGTTGCGTGAACGCCAACTTAGTATAAGGGCAATGCTTCGCACGGTCGCTTATACGGTAGTTAGCCACCATTTAATGATAACGTTCATCTTCCTTGTCAGTCTTACTTAAATCTTCCATTGCTTTATCAATGTCTTTGCCTAAATAATTTCCTTGCTCATCTTCTTTCTCGTAAGTATCCCA